AAGGGTCACACACAATCTAAACCATGGACATTCACGGTAACTACATGAAATATAACGAATTTTTTGTATGGCAATAAGGACATTTAAGAATTATTGGCGACCTAGCCATTATCATCGCTTT